TAAGCCTCGACTGCCTCCTCGGAGTCGAGAGCCGAGAGTTCGGCCTTGATCTGCCCGTGGGCGGGGCCGAACCAGTCGCCGGGATCGTAGAGCCCGCCATTTTCGGTAGTCGGGGCGTCGTCCTCAATGGCCGAAATGATATCTGCACTCTTGTCGATGGGGTCAAACTTGTCCCCGTCCTCGTCCAAAAATCTCCCAACGTGATTGCTACCGTTCCAGTCGCACGAGTAGGAATCGAAAAGCGAATGGGCCATGGGAATGATTTCTCCCTGGACCCATTCCCGGAGCGCGGAGGCGTCTACGCTGGACGGGAGCGAAAATGCGCTCTCCCGGCCATGCCAGCGGTAGGAGGTGGTGCCCTGGATGTCGGAATTCCTGGTCTCCACGCGGATTTCTCGCGCCTCCCAATCCAAGATCAGCTCAATGGGCATCTGGCGCGGGAATTGTCCGGGGTAATTGGCCTCGATAAGGGCGGTGGCCGTGGCGTAGGCGGGGATGGAATTGGTGATTTCGGTGGTGGTGGTCATGGCGTGTATCCTGTCGGGTTGGGGGTTGGGGATTTAAGAATCAGTGGCACGAAATTCATGAAAAGCCTTCATCAGGGCTGGCCAGAACTCGGGCTCAACATCGGGGAAAATTTCACGGGGATCAAAAATGAATCCCAAGGGATCATTTTCATCGATGGCGTAGTTGGAAGCAGATTCTTGGGCCATCTTGGTAATTTCGGTGGCGTTCATGGCTCTCTCCTTTCGGGTTGGGGTTGGTTACAAAAGGAATTCCCTGATTTTCCTGATCGCTTCCCGTTCGGATATAGGCGGGAATCCGTTCAAGCTGACTGTCTGCAGCTTCGGGTAATGGTGGGCGCAGCGTCCCATGGCTTCCCATTTGTTCAGCATGGTAGCCAGCAGCGGCTTGGTTTGAGCTAGCTTTTGCCAGGTGGGGGAAAGAGGGGTTCGGATCATTGTCTTGTCCTTTCGGGTTGGGGTTTTGTGCCTCGTTGGGATATATATAATCACGGCATGATGTCATGTCAAGCGAAAAGTTAGTTATTTTGTAAAATAATTTTAAGTTAAGGAAAACGGGTAGTTATGGCAAGAAGAGCCGCGAAAGTAGACGACAACCAGGCTGAGGTCGTGGCTTATCTCCGAGCCCAGGGTTGCCACGTCGAGGATTGTAGCCGACCTCCTCGTCGGCTACCGGGGCCACTGGTACGCCCTGGAGGTAAAAAACCCGGACGGGCGCAACCGGCGCATGGGCTACGCATCCCTGGCCGGAAAACTGGAGCCAGGAAAAGGGATTCCGAGCAAGCTCGACTTCGGGCCGATGGCGCGGCGACCTTCGGTTTTTTTGGATGCCTGGCGTATCTCAAGGCCAGCAACGCATCGCTCGCGGCCGCCTTTGCGCGGTGCGATTACTACTCGATCTACGCGGCGGCGCATGACGTTCAAACCGCGCTTAACGCGCTGGAGTATTTCAACACCGGGTTTGTTCCAACCACTCAGCAACTCATAAGCGCCAAACGGTTTGCACTGGAGGCGCGGGAGGTGAATTCGTGACCACCGGAATGGCCCTGGCTGAGAAGATCGGCCACGAGGACGCTCAAACTGCTTGTCTCGCCCTTGGTCTATCCCTGCGCTGGACGCGCCAGGCCGCAGCGTTTGCCCTGTTCGAGAAGTCCTTGACCGTCCAGCAAGTCAAAGAGCGGCTGGGACTGCCACGGACCACGGCATATCGCTTTTATCAGGCGTGGCAACGGTCTAAGCGCATGTTCGTAAAATAGTCCCATTTTGGCTGATTTTTTGGGAATTTTAATCCCTATCCGTATCCCCAAGGACCACGGGCGGCGGCTCCACGCCAACACAAAACACAAACGAGCGCCCGCCCCACCTCCTTACAGGGATAAAGCGTGGATCCGGATACCCAAGCCAAGACCGAAAACCTGATTAAGCAATTCGAGTGTTGCCGTCTCAAGGCATACCAGGATTCGCGGGGTGTTTGGACAATCGGCTACGGTTTCAACCTTCAGGCCCACGGATACACGGCAATCCAGGCGTCAGCCACGGTATGGGACCTGGACCGCGCCGATTTTGCTTTTGACGTTTGCTTTCAAGACGCGATCCGATCCATCAATATCCAATATCCCGACTGGACAAATCTTGTCCCGGCGCGCCAGGCCGTAGCGGCAAACGCCATGTTCCAACTCGGAGCCGGGGGGGTCCGGGAGTTCGCCCAGACGATTTTCCTGATATCGCATGGAGATTTCGAGGGCGCGGCCGCGCACATGGAAGCGAGCGCATGGGCCAAGCAAACCCCGTCGCGGGTTAGGGTCTTGGCTGAGATGATGCGGACCGGAGAGTGGCCGGTTGGGTTGGCGGTGTAATGCATACCCTGCATTCGAAGCTCCAGCATGTTTTTAATTCGGCCCATCTTTATTGCCGGATGCTCAATGCCGGTATCGAGCATGACGATGCCCTAAAATGCGCGGGGGAAGTGGAAAAGCTGCTCAAGCCCTACCTGTACCCGGAGAAGAAGACGGAGGAAGGTAAATGCAATTCGTGAACGGGAAAACCCTCGGCTCATTCGTGGCGGGCGCTACACCGCTTGTCCTGAATATCGCACAAGCGTTTGGTGCGGGCATGACCGATGCCCAGGTGACCGCCGTAGTTGCCCTGGCCTTTTTCCTGGCCGCCATGCTCGGGACTGCTGGGCATAACGATGCCTTGAACACTATGCCGCCGTGGAACCAGGCCAAACCCGTCGAAATCGACGGGAATACGGCCCTTGTTGTTCCGGCCACTCCCGTACTGCCCGTTGCGGGGGTATTGGATCTCTCCCTTACGACGACTACCCCACCTGTTACTGAAGGGGAACTGAAATGAAATTCCGTATTGTTTCTTTGATCGTCCCTACCATTTTGATGTTCGGTTTGGCGGGGTGTGTCACCACCGGTTCAACCAACGTCACCGCCGGCTCAACAACCCAAGCATCCGCTCTCAATCAGTTTGGGAGTGTGGCTGAAGCTGCTTCTCAATTGGCCGGAGCTACTGCCGCTATCGCCGCTCTGACGGGCACTTCACCATCCATGCCCATATTGGACTCAAATACCCAGGCGCAAATCGCGTCTTATGCGGGCTGGGCCAACCTGGGGTTGAAGGCGCTTGGTATTATATCCACGGCCGCAGGTGGAATGTAGGCATAGCATGGATTCACTTACCGGGAAGAATATTCAACGGGGAAGGATTAGGAATATTCTTTCTTCATGTAAGCTGGTAAAAATTCGCAATCAAAAGATAAAGGAAACGGTTGCCTGATGCCACTCTACGACTATGACGCCTTCAAAGAGCGGATGCAAACCGGCTGTTGCATTTTATGGCAGGGCAATGACCTGCTTTCCAAGGCAATCCGCATCTTTTCGACATACTCCCACGCCAGCCTGGTTATCCGTATTAGCGAGTACGCGGGGATCAAGAACGAGGTTTTTCTTGTCGAGGCCCTTGCCACCGGCTTGGAGCTTCGCGGCCTTTGGGAGCGCATCCAAAATTACAATGGGTGCGTGTTCATTTTTACGCCCGCTTGGATCACCATTGACCGCCAGGACAAGATCGGAGCGTTTGGCCTGACCGAGTGCGCCAAGGCAGTGCCGTACAGCTACGGCGGCCTTCTCGCCAACATCCTTGGTCGCGTTTCGCAACACGCTCGGCGCTGGTTCTGCTCGCAATTCGTTTGGGCGGCCTACCTGGACTGCGCGGAAACATGCCTCAAGCCCACCGACAAAGCGCCGAGGCCCGGCGATATTCCAAACTGGACCTGCGGTAACGTGGACGAAATTATTGTACCAGGGACGGCGTAATGGCTCCCGAAGAAATGAATTCTTTGCGCGCGGTGGTCGATAAATTGCAAGTTGCGTGGGGCCGTATGGAAGAGAAAATAAATGGCCTTATTCAACGTTTAGACGATAGATGCGAGGATTGCCGTATAAAAGTTGAAGAACAGGGGAAGGCGATAGTTGCACTACAATTACAAAAAGCCAAGGAAAGCGGAAATGATGTGGCCCACAGTAAAATCCGCGATACCGTTTTAGTTCTTCTCTCGTCTGGGTTGTCTGGGTCGATTTTTCTAATTATAAACCATTATATAAAATAGTTATAGGAATTTAACATGTCTCGGGAAATGACCACCATATGAAAGTTTGCAATAGCCATGGCCGACAAAACCGCCAAAACCTCCCCATAAAAATATAGAAGAGGATGCTTAGACATGGCCCGCAGGACCACCATCGTGGAATGTGCCGAAGCCCTAACTAAATCGGGCGGGTTTGTATCATACGCCGCTAAGATGCTCGGTATTGCCCATTCGTCACTTCGGGAGCGCATTTTAAGGCATCCAGAATTGCAAAAGGTGCAGAAAGAAGTGTCAGATTCGTATTTGGACATGGCAGAACATTCGCTTGTGAAGAAGGTGAAAGACGGCGACCTGGGCGCAATATGTTTTTTCCTCAAGTGCAAAGGCAAGGAAAGGGGATATGTTGAGCGAACCGAGAGCGAAAACAAAAATTCAAACACCAATGTGAATATTGAGACACCCGCGTCACTATTGTCAAGTGAGCAGTTGGAAAGAATCGTCAACGCGAGCAAGTTTGATGACTAAGATTTCAGAACATGAAGCGTGGGTTGAACTAGCAAACCGTGCGGCTAGGTGCGGTCTGTTGCCATACATCCTTTACACGAATCCGCGATATAGAGAATCCTGGTTTGCGAGGCACGTTTGCCACGCACTGGATGAATTTGTCGCGGATGTTCAGGCCGGGAAACGCCCTATCCTAATATTCCAGGCTCCCCCTCAACATGGGAAGTCGGAGATCGTCTCGCGCAAGTTCCCTGCCTATCTTTTGGGCAAGTTCCCCGAACTTCGCATCGGGGCCGCGTCATATTCCGACGAGCTGGCCGGTTGCATGGCCCAAGACGTTCGCCGAAACCTGGCGAGTCCCGAACACCAGGCCCTTTTTCCGCCGTCCGAACAATCCCGACGATACGATATCAACAGGATAAGCGAGTTTACAGCACCCGGTGGGCTTGGCGGTTATATCGGCGTCGGTATTGGCGCGGGATTGACCGGACGCCCGGTGGACATCGGTATTATCGACGACCCGACGAAGAACGAGCAAGAGGCTTTGTCCCTGACAGTCAAGGAACGTCATTGGTCGTGGTATCAGTCGGTTTTCACCACGCGCCTTTCCGAGTGTTCGGGCCAGATTATCATGGCTACGTCGTGGGCCGAAGACGACTTGCCGGGCCGCGTTATGACCGAAATAGCTGGCAACCCGCGCCTTCATGTTCTCAAGTTCCCGGCGATAAACTCCCCGGGCGAAGCGGGCTATGACCCGGAGTTGAAATATCGGGGGCCTTGTGCGCCGGAACTTCACAGCATGGAAAAGCTCTTGGAGACTAAGGCGTTGCTCTCCGATTATTGGTGGGCCGCGCTCTACCAGCAGTCACCCCGCGCCCTGGGCGGCAACGTCTTCAAACAGGATTCGATCCGATACTACCTACCCAAGGATCTTCCCGCGAAGTTTGACCGCGTCCTGGCCTCTTGGGACTGTACCTTCAAGGATACGGACGGCACCGACTTCGTAGTAGGACAGGTGTGGGGCAAGAGCGGCGCGCGCAGTTTCCTGCTCGACCAGGTCCGCGCCCGCATGTCGTTCACCAAAACCGTTCACGCCGTGGGCGACCTCAAGAACAAGTGGACGCAAGTCCGGGAAATCTTAATCGAGGATAAGGCGAATGGCCCGGCGGTAATCGACGTGCTCAAGGTCTCGGTTCCGGGCATCATCCCGATTGAGCCGGACGGATCGAAGCTGGCCCGCGCCCACGCCATCACCTCGTTTTGGGAGGCCGGGAACATCCACTTGCCTCACCCGGACATCGCTCCATGGGTCAAGGACTTTGTGGCCGAACTCCTTTCCTTCCCCGCCGCCGCGCACGACGATCAGGTGGACGCGATGACGCAAGCCCTGCGTCGGCTCTATCCGGCCTTTGGCCGCCTCCAGATCAGCCAGGAGGCACTACAGCGGGCCGCTACCGGGAGGGCCGCATAATGGGTGCTATCAAGAATATCACGACCTATCTCAAAGGCGTAAAGGACGCGAAGGGGAAAGCCCGTATCGCGGTTGATGCCAATGAGGCCAAGCCCTATTCATATCCGATCCAGGCCCCGGCAATCCCTTCGGGAGTTGTCCCGGCTGGTCGTACTGCCCCGGTCATGGCTATGGATTATTCCCCCTATGGCATGGGTACTGCGTCCTCCCTTGGCATGGGCTTTCCCGGTTTTGCTTACCTTTCGCAGTTGGCTACACGGGCGGAGTATCGAGCGTTTGCGGCGGCGATCTCCACTGAACTGACGCGGGAATGGGTTGAAATCGCCAGCACGCAATCAGACGGCGACGAATCCGGCGACAAAATCAAGGCCATCGAAGCGGAGTTCAAGCGCCTCAATCTTCGCGGGATCATGCGTGAAGCCGCCGAAATGGACGTTTACTTTGGCCGGGGGCAGATATTTGTGGACATTGCGGGTGCAAATCGGGAAACCCCGCTTATCCTTGACCCCAGGACGATCAAAAAGGGAAGTCTCGCCGGGGTTGTCGCGGTTGAGGCAATTTGGACCACGCCCTCTGCCTACAACGCCCAAGACCCGGCCGCGCCGGACTTCTATTCCCCAACAAAGTGGTTCATGCTCGGCCAAGAGGTTCACGCCTCGCGACTGTTGACGGTCGTTACCCGCGAATTGCCGGATATCCTCAAGCCCGCGTTCAACTTCGCGGGTATGAGCCTTTCACAGCTTACCGAACCATATGTGGACAACTGGCTTCGCACTCGTCAGAGCGTATCCAACTTGATTTCCAATTTCAGCACGACCGCGCTCAAGACCAGCATGGCCCAGGTGCTACAGGGCGATGATGGTGGTGCGGCACTGATGGACCGCGCCGCCTTGTTCACCCTTCTGCGCTCAAACCAGGGACTTATGTTGTTGGACAAGGAAAACGAAGACCTTGTCCAACTCAATGTCCCCCTAGGAGGACTTCATGAACTTCAAGCGCAAGCGCAGGAGCACCTGTGCTCGATTTCTCGCCTTCCTGCTATTATTCTCACCGGCATATCTCCCAGCGGCCTTAACGCCACGGCAGACGGTGAAATCCGCATCTTTTACGACTGGATAGCCGCGCAGCAGGAGGCTTTCTGGCGCAAGCCGCTCGAAACCATATTGAAGGTGGTTCAGCTTCACCTTTTTGGCGAGATCGACCCCGAAATCGTGCTGAATTTCGAGCCGCTCTACCAGATGGACCCGAACGAGGAAGCGGATATTCGGGTTAAGAACAGCCAAGCCGCGACCGCATACATCAACGCGGGCGTGATCGACCCGGCCGAAGAGCGCGAACGTTTGGCGAGCGACCCGGAGAGCGGCTACCAGGGGCTTGATGTGGACGCTCTGCCCGAGCCGCCGATAGGATCGGAAGAGGATGCCCCGCAGGGTGAGGAGCCGACCGATGGCCAGGAATAAGCCCACCGTCGCCCGCGCCACCCACGCCAACCGGGGCCTCGAAATGAAGTACCGGCGCAGCATCGAGGCGATGATCGCCAAAATGCACTCCAGTACCATTTACTGGCTCCAGGCGGCCTACCGCAAAGACCCGCCGCGCATGGCCGCGATTGTGGAACAGGCCCAGGACGCCTGGTTGCCGACGATGGAGATACTGGCCTCGCTCAAGGAACTGCGCGACCGCTGGACCAAGTTTTTCAGCGAGTCCGGGTACAGCGTGGCCAAGAAGTATGCGGCCCGGATGTTTTCGACTTCGGACAACGCCTTCCAAGCCTCGCTCAAAGACTCCGGTTGGGCCGTGAAGCTCGAAATGACCCCAGCCATGAAGGACGCCATGGAAGCGTCGATTCAGGGCAACGTGGGGCTCATCAAGTCCATTCCGGGGCAGTACCACGACCAGGTACAGGAAATCGTCATGCGCAACTACGCCGCCGGCCGTCAGTTGCAGCCCATGGTCCAGGAGCTTGAGGCGCTTTACCCGAAGGCCAAGCACCGGGCGAAACTGATCGCCCGCGATCAGTCGAATAAGATCCACGCGACCACGACCCGGGCCCGGCAGTTGGAACTCGGGATTACCGAGGCGATATGGATGCACTCGCATGGCGGGAAAGAGCCCAGGCCGGACCATGTTGCAGCGAACGGGCGCAAGTACAACGTGGCCGAGGGCTGCTTAATTTCCGGGGAATACATCCTTCCGGGAACGATGATTAACTGCCGCTGCACCTGCCGCAGCGTATTCCCCTTCGAGGTGGCGGCATGAGTTCCTTCGCCTTCGACAAATCCGCCCGCCATATCGACGCAGACGGCCGCTTGCACGTCGCCAAGTCGCATATAAGCAAGGCGCAAATTTCGCCGTATATCGGCCGCGAAATCCCCGGTTACGAGTCCTTGGGGCTAGACCCGGACAAGGTTTATCAGCTTTTCCGCGATCCCAAGGAATTGGAGAAGGCCGCGCCGACTTTCGCCCGACTGCCGATATTGAAAGAGCATGTCCCGGTGACGGTTGAAGAACCGCAATCCGGGCTCGTTATCGGCGCAATCGGTTCGGATGTATCCTTTGAATCTCCGTACTTGGATGCGGATTTGGTATTCTGGGACGCCACGGCAATTGCGGGAATTGATACCAAAGATACCCACGAACTTTCGTGCGCGTACCGCTATGTCCCGGTCATGGAGGCGGGAGAATTTGAGGGGAAACCCTATGAGGGGCGCATGACTGAAATACAGGGGAATCATTTGGCATTGGTTGAAGACGGCCGGGCGGGGCCTGATGTTGTTGTGGCGGATAGCAACCCCTTTCCTAAAACCTTTGAGGAGATGACTATGAAGATGACCCGACTTGGTAAGGGTCTGTTCGCGGCCTTGGGTGCGCTTTCGCCCAAACTCGCGGCGGACTCCGCTTTCGCCGCACTGGTGGGAAATTCCGAGAAAAAGACCTTCGACGCCAAGGCTGTCAAAACCAGCGTCCTGGCCATGGACTCGCAGATTGACTCCCAGCGCGTGGACAACGTGATCGACGCGCTGCTCGGCGTCCACGACAACCCCGACGCCATGGAACCGAACCCGGAGGACGCAACCGCCGATGACGCCAGCCCGGCCGACCAGATCAAGGGCTTGCTTGCGGGTAAGGTGGACGACGAAACCATCAACAAAATCTGCGCCCTGCTCGCCGCTCCGGCCGGTGACTGCTTCCCGGACAAACCCGCCAAGGACGCCGAACCGGACGAAGAGGATAAAGGCATGAAGAAAGACGAGGTCAAAGCGGCCATGGACTCTCTCGAAAAGCGTATCGAGAAGAAACACGCCGATGCCCGCGAAGCCGAACGCGATGTGCGCCCGGTAGTCGGTGACGTTATCGGCATGGACAGCGCCAGCGACATTTACGGCTTCGCCTTGGACCACCTCAAGGTGGACCGCAATGGCGTCGAGGGCATCCCGGCCCTGCGTGCCCTGTTCAAGGTCGCTTCGGCCAAAAGCACCGGCGGGGTCACCGCCACCGTGGCCATGGACTCGGCCGGCCTGAAAGAACGCTTCCCCAACGCCAACCGTTTCAGCC